GGATTATATATAGCTGGAGTTGACCCGTACAGACAAGGTAAAGCAGAATATAGTTCCTCATTAGGATCTATTTTCATTTATAAAAGAATGCACGATTTAACTGGGGAGAAATATCAAGACATGATAGTAGCCTCATATTGTGCTAGGCCTGATAAAAAGGATAGATGGGAAGAACAAGCTAGATATCTTATAAAGTATTATAATGCTAGGACCCTATGTGAAAATGATGATATTTCATTTATAGAGTACATGAAATCAAAGAATGAAGCTAGTGTTTATTTGGAGAAACAGCCAGATTGGCTTAGAGAAATAGTTCCAAATACCACTGTTAGTAGAGAGTTTGGGGTACATAGATCTTCTGAAAAGATAAGAGATTTTCTACATAATTGTCTAAAGAGATATTTGGAAGAAGAATTAGTAGTAGAGGTGGACGAACAAGGCAATCCCACAAAAAAGATACTAGGCGTTAATAGGATATTAGATCCTATGCTTTTGGAAGAAATAATTCAATATAATGACAAAGAAGGTAACTTTGATAGAGTAATTGCATTCGAATTAGCATTGGCACAAGCTTATAAAATGGACCCTATATTCGGTCCTGTAAAAGATGAGTCTGATGAAAGGATAAAATCTTTAAGTAAAAGAAAAAAATCAAAGTCAATATTTACTGAAAATAGAAGTTTATTTAGAAACAAGAAAAGAAAATTATTCACATAATGAGTATTATTAGATATACAAAGGATGCAACTATTAGATATGCTTATCTAAACATTTTCCCAGATCAATTTAAAACTGAGGAGGAAAAGAAGGATGAGAGTTGGATAAAGAATACAATGGATTATTTCTCCAATAAAGCATATTCAGAATATACAAAAAATAGAGAAACCTTTGTTAAAAATTACGATTTAGTTAAGGGAATTCTTAGAAGAGAGGATTTTTATGAGGAACCTGAAGTTAGAAGTTTTGTAGAGACTTTAACCTATGATTTAGAATTACCTGCTTATGTTAAGCACTATTCTATATTAACAACTCCTATAAATGAACTAGTAGGAGAGATAACTAAACGTTCAGATAACTATAGAATAAAAGCCTTTGATGATGATAGTAAATCTGAAGAACTTGAATTTAAAACAAACCTTCTTCAAGAGTTCGTTATAAATGAAGCTAAAAAGAAGATACAAGAACAAGTTCTAATGAGTGGTGAGGAAGTTGACGATGAACAACTTCAACAAATGACCTTAGATAAAGTTAAAGACGAACTTGATAACTATACTTCAATAGCTGAAAAATGGGGCAACAAGATATTAGAAGCTATAAAAGCTGAGTTTAATATCAAGAAAAAGAGTGAGGAAATGCTAAGAGATTTAGCAATCTCTGCTAGGGAATACATATCTATAGATGAAGATAATTCTAAAACAGGATATAATATACAAGTTGAAAACCCCAAGAATGTATGGTTTTTAACAACTCCAGATAAAGAATATATCTCCGATCCTACAGGTAGAGCACAAGGAGCTTATGCTGCTGGAACAGTATATGTAATGGAGTTATCTGAAATAATAGAAACTTTTCCAGAATTGGATAAAGACGAAATTGATCATCTTAGATCATCTTTACAAGATTACGGTCTTATTAATGTTAGGGAATCAAATTTAGGTAATCCTAATTCTATTCCTGGAATAGATTCAGTTATGTATGACACTTATGATCCTCTAGTTTTACAAACTAGAATGATGATAGAAAGTCAAATGAAAGAGAATAATGATGCTCTAAAGGACTTCTTGGGATTAACTTCAAATGTTTCTGCTTTCGGTTATAAGTATGTAGTCGTGAAAGCCTTTTGGATGAGTAAAAGGAAAATAGGAAAAGTTATATATGAAGATGAATTAGGAGAAGAACAATCTATATTAGTTGATGAAAATTATAAGTCAGGAACTATACCTACTCAAAAATCAATAGAATGGGGATGGGTAAATCAATGGTATAGAGGATTAAAGATAGGTCCAGATATCTATCATATTAAATCTTTTAATTTACTTTCTTATTGTCCTATTTTGGGACTTCATTATGAATTAAAGAATACAGAGGCTAAATCATTAGTAGATATGATGAAACCATTTCAAGTAATATATAACGTTTGTATGAATCAAATGTTTGATTTACTTAAAAAGGAAATAGGTAATGTTGCTTCTGTAAATATTCGTAGAGTTCCCAGGGTTAAAGATGGAGATGGGCAAGATGATATAGATGTATGGGAAATGGAGGCTAGACAAAGGGGTATCATCTTTGATGATGATTCTCCGGAAAATACTAAGGCTCCTGTATCGAATCAAAGTGTTGCTAAGAATATAGATTTAACTAGAACTAGTGAAATACAAACTAGGTATAATCTAGCAGTTCAAATGAAGAATGAGTGTTGGGAACTCATAGGAATGAGTAAACAAAGACTAGGCACTATTTCTGCCTCAGAAACAGCAACAGGAACTAATACTGCTATAACTCAATCTTATTCTCAAACAGAACCTTTATTTGTAGCCCATGAATACGTTTTAGGACAATTATATCAAGCTATAGTAGACGCTTCCCAATATGTACAAAGTCAAAAGCCTCAATCTACAATATCTTATATTACTTCTCAAGGAGATTCAGCTTTTATCCAAGTAAATGGATCAGATATTAAACTAAGGGATTTGAAGGCATTTCCTACTAATAGACCTGAGGATAAGAAAACTTTTGAAAATATACAACAACTAGCACAACCGATGCTCCAAAATGGAGGTTCGTTTGCTGATGTAATAGATCTTTATACTACTAATTCTGTAAGACAATTAAAGAACGTATTTAAGAAATTGAAGGAAAGACAAGAGGAGTTACAAAATACTCAAATGCAGCAGCAACAACAAGAGTTGGAGCAAAACAAGGAATTAGCACAAGAACAGATAGCAGAAGCTAAACAATCAAGAGCAGAACAAATAGCTAATGAAAACTATAATAAAGAATTAGATAGAGTTTCTAAAGAGAAAATAGCCATCATTCAAGCTACTGGATTCGGTAAAGTTAATAGTGAAGATTTGAATTCTAATGAAATTCCTGATGTTTTGGAAACCGCTAAGTTATCTCAAGCCGAAACTAAAGCTGCTAAAGATTATGAATTAAAACTTAGACAATTAGCAAATGACTCTCAAGAGGCTGCAAATAAGCATAATATAGAAAAAGAAAGGATAAAGGCCGAAAGGGAAAAAATGACTAATGATTTGAAAATTGCCAAATTGAATAAGAAAAACAAGCCAAAACCTAAAAAGTAGTTAATGGAAAAACCAATTCTTCTACATAAAATAAGGTTGCCTTTATTTAAATCTAGTTTATGGGTAATTATTAGTAAATCTATTGCGGAATCTATAGATCATGTAGAGGACATAACTTCTTTGAAAATATCAGAAGAAGATACGAAATGTTGGTTATCGGCCTATTCTTATGCGGGTATATTGGATGACGATTCTAAAAAGTTTATGTTATTTCTAAAGTATAATGCCTCACCTGGAGAAATAGCCCATGAAGTTAAACATATAATAAATATTATATTTAGTTGGAACGAATACAAGCTATCATTAACAAATGACGAGATGGAATGCCGTTATTTGGAAGATATAGTTGATAAGGTGTATTATAGTATTAAGAAGTATAAAAAAATTAATAAACTAAAATAATTATATTAATTTTATCTAATGCTATATTATTTCAAAAAATCCTTGTTTTTGTCATTTTTTCCTTTGTAATTTCATAGATTTAAAGTAATTTTACAATACATTCTAGTTAAAAACCAAATAAATAACTACATATATGGCTGATAATACATCAGATCAAGGAGGATTTAATTTCTCCATACAAGACTCGTATCTGGGAGATACTAAGATTTTAGATGTTTTTGGTAGTGATTCTGTCACTTCTAATAGTGATGATCTTGAAAAGATAAACGACACTACTAGCAATCAAACAACTAAAACTCCCCCTAAAACTACTCAGGAAACTACTACTAAAAAGCCTGAAGAAGATAAGAACAAGCAACTAAAGGACTTGTTGGAAGATGAAGGAAATGATGATAAATCTAAAAACCCCACTAAAGAGGAGGATAATAAAGGTGAAGATAAACAAGAGTCTTTCTCACCAGATATCCTAGCTAAGGATCTTGTAGATTTAGGTATTTTAACCCTTAATGATGGAGAAGAAGAAATCTCAGTTAAAACTGCTCAAGATTTACTTGAAAGGTTTCAACAAGAAAAGGTAAAAGGAGCTAATGAAATTATTGATAATTTTATTGGTCAATTTGGAGAAGAATATCAAAATGCTTTCCAAGCCATATATGTAAAAGGAGTTGATCCAAAGGAATATTTTACTACTCACAATAACATTGAAAAAATCTCAGAACTAGATTTAACTAAAGAGGGTAGTCAAGAGTATGTGATTCGTCAAATGTTAATTAAACAAGGATTTGATGAAGAAGATATTCCAAAAGAAATTGAGAGAATTTCTAATCAAGGTGATTTAGAACTAACAGCTAAAAGGTTTCATAAAGTCCTTTTAAAGGAAGAAACTACTAAATTACAACAATTAGAGCAAAATAGAGAAGCTCAAAAACAAAGAGAAATTCAAGTAAAACAAGAATATGCTCGTAATGTAGCTAATGTTTTACAAGATAAAATTAAAGAAAAAAGTTTTGATGGATTACCTATAAATCCTAAATTGGCTACAGAATTACAAGATTTCCTATTAGTAGATAAATGGAAAACTAATTCAGGAGAAACATTAACCGATTTTGATAAGACTATATTAGATCTTAAAAAGCCTGAAAATCATAATAAAAAGGTAAAGTTCGCTTTACTTTTAAAAATCCTAGAAAAAGACCCTACATTATCATCCATTCAAAAAATAGGAGTTTCCAAAAAAACAGAAGAGTTATTTGGAAATAGTAGGAAAATAGATAGTAAAGACAAACAAAAAGAATCTACAGAACAATCTAGTAGATGGTTTCAATAATAAATAAAATAATTTTAAAATAGGACAATAATGGCAATTCAAACAATTCCGGGACTAACTGGCTTTACCTACGCTAGGTTTTCTTCGATGGATAAACGGGCAGTAGGTAAACTTACGGATGCTAACCACTTGGAGAGTTTCCACTCTACGGAACCTGCTGATTATGATAAAAAGATAATCAGTATCTATACTCAAAGTTCATTGTATTCCAATGATTTCTTGGATATGATTAACAAGAGTACTCCCTTCTATATTGAAGGTAATACTGATGCTTGGAAATGGGATGTTAATGTTCCTTATAAATTCCCTAAGATTATAGATATCCCTACCTCTACAGCAGGTTTGTCTAAGCCGGGTATTGATGGTCAAGAATTTAATTTAGTGCTTGATACTAATGAATTCTCCAAGAGTTCGGTTGTTTCTATAGGTTCTCGTCAATACGGTCCTCGTTTGTATGTGGCTTATGATCCAGTTCCTGAAGGTCGCGGATACAGGTATATATTTACCTACATTACTGATAATCCTACAGTGGATTTCGTAAATCCTATATTCTTACAAGTAGGTAATGAATTGGAATTGATCGACATCCTTATTGGGGAATTTGATCAAGACTTAGGAGGTCTTCCTCGTTTGGGCGAAAAGATTACTATGTTTGATTCCTTGAGTGCTGCTTATGGTTACGAACATAAAATTACTGATTGGGCAGATGCTAAAATCATGAAGGATAATAAAGGTAATCCTTTGGACATCCTTGTATATGCTCCTCAACGTAGAGCACAACTTCCTTTGACTCGTCAAGATGTTAAATGGGAACCTTTTATCGAGTTTTGGATGCGTAAGCAAATGCTTGAAACCAAGGTTAAACGTATGATTTGGTCTAAACCTGGTTCTGTAAAGACAGGTGGAACCCGTCAAGAAGTTAAACGTAGTTCAGCAGGTGTTTATCACCGCATGAGAAATAATGGTAACTTGGTTCAATATAACCGTGGTGAATTCTCCGCAAACTTGATTCGTTCTGTATTTGGAGACTTATTCTATCGTAGGGTAGATGTTAAGGATCGTAGAGTTAAGATGTATACTAATGAAGCTGGATTTGATGTATTTCAACAAGCTTTAAAAGCAGATGCTTTAAATAGCGGTCTTACTTTAATGGCTGATAGCGGAAATCGTTACATCCAAGGAGAGGGTCAACATTTGACATATAATTGGGCATTTGATTCAATGGTAACCCGTGAAACTGGTAAAGTTGAATTAATTCACTTAAAAGAACTTGACTTACCCCAATCTAATTTGGAATTCGGTCAAAACAAAAAGTCTACTCCTGTATTCTTTGTGTTTGATGTATCTCCTATGTCAGATGGTTCAATGGTTAATAATATTCGTGAAGTACGTTTAAAAGATCGTCCTTCTATGACTTGGGGTTACATTGATGGTACTATCCATCACCTTGGTTTCGCAAAATCTCAAGGTATGAGTTCTGCTAATAAATTCCCTGGTTACGAACTTTGGATGAAAGATCGTTGTGATATCTTTATTGAAGACTTATCGCGTACTGTGTTAATTGAGGAAGTACCTCAATTCTAATAGAAAAAGGGTATCACTTACCTTAATAGTGAAAATTACATAGAACCTTTCCTTCCTACATTGCTGAGTGTAGGAAGGGTTCTAAAAGCCTCAATAACTCAATTGGTAGAGTAATTGTTTTGTAAACAATATGTTGGGAGTTCAAATCTCTCTTGTGGCTCAATTTTAAAAACCAAAAATAAATAACTACATATTATGAGCAATGTTGGTATAATTGCATCTATTAAGCGTTACGCTAATAGTAATGATCAAACTCTAGAAGCATCTTTCGGTAAACGAGGATGGAATAGACTTCCTGGTACAGGAACAACCTTATTTCCTTATAAGGAACTTACAGGTAGATATCGTACAGGGTTAGATCCTGAAGCATCTTATATAAAGAGAATATCCGATCCTACTGAAAAAGAGATTGAAATAAAAAGAGTTACTGATTTAAAAAAAGAACTAGAAGAAATTCTAAAAATAGATTTAGGACCAACTGCTGAATTTTGGGACTTCTCAAGATCTCAAGGAGATTCAGACGGTAAACACGTACAACCTGTTAAATTGGTAGATGGAGAAAACATCTTTAATTTTAGCAATATAAGGAAAAAGTTAGAATTTGCATGGTTAAGGGTTTATCCAACTATAGCTTCTTCTTATAACGCTTGGGAGAGAGGAGATTTTCCAGATGCTACTTTTTATGTGGTAGATAGTGATATAGAAAATACAGTTCTAAACAAGAAGAAAACATTGGTTAACAAAGCTATTGTCTCTTTGGAAAAAATGTCCATAGAACGTAGAAAGAAGGTAGCTAGATGTATGGGCCTCCCAGTAACAGATAATACCAATGAAGAAACTGTATACAATCTTATAGATTCAGCTATTAAGGACACAGAGATTAAATCGGGTTCCATGAAAGGATTTAATTCACTAGATGTATTTACTAGTTTTGTAACAATGTCGGATAAGATTTTGGATATAAAGGATTTAGTTTCTCAAGCAATATCTCATAATATATATAGAAAGCGCAAAGATTTAATCTATGAAGGAGAAAATCTAGTAGCTAAAAATCAAGAAGAATTAGTTAAACTTCTAGCTGATGATGAAAATCAAATAGATTTAATTAGTTTAGGTGAAAAATTAAAAAGCAAGAAACTAGCTAAGTAATGATATTTGTAGATAGTTTATTATATAAAATAGATCAAAAATTAAATAAACTATCAAGTAACGAACATCAAGAAATTCCTTTAGAGGATAAAATTCTTGCCCTTAATGAAGCTCAAATAAAGCTAATTAAGCAAAAACTTGATGGAGATAATACTGTTTCTGGTTTAGGTTTAGATGCTTTTAAAAAGAGATACGAAGACTTGCAAAAACTAGTAGAGTCTTATGAGGATCATGTACTAGATTTGAAAGAGACTAATGTTGATTTAAATAAATGGACAGCTTCTCTAACTAATATTTCTCCTGCATACATGTTCTATATTGATAGTTATGTATTGGCAGATAAAGGCAAATGTTTAAATAGGAGAATTAAAGTAAATCAAGATTTAGCTAGGCATGCAGATATTCAAGTTATACTAGCTAATGAACATTACTCTCCTTCATTTGAATACCAGGACACATTCAATATAATTTCATCTGATGAAATATCAATTTTTACAGATGGTACATTCACACCTAAGAAATTATACCTATCCTATTTAAGATATCCTAAATATATAGATAAAGAGGGTTATGTTAAGTTGGATGGACAAGAATCTTCTAATCAAGATTGTGAACTAAAGAATTACTTAGAGGACGAATTAGTAGACTTAACAGTAAGTAATTTGGCTCAATATACAGAAAATAATGCTGCCATACAAAATGCAGCATATAGAATAAAAACAGACGAATAAATAATTTAAATTAACAAATAATGGCAGATTTTTCACTAACCTCCGTGTTTGTAGTTCCAGTAGGAAACACTCTTCCTAGCTCTGGTTCTACACAGGATTTGACAGCAGGTCAAGTAGGTTTCTTTAGAAGCGATTATTCAGTAGCTACCTCAGGTAACATTACTGGTAAACCGTATTTCTATGTAACTCAAGGACGTACAAACAACTACCTTCAAGGCAGTAAACGTTCTGATAAGATTAGTTCTACAGGAACTAATGTAGTTAGGTATGAACAATTTACAGGATGCTCTACTCCAGTTAACCAAGTAATGGATATATCTGGATTTAATGCAAAATGTGGAGATATTCTTACTTTAACAATTCGTGCATTCTCTTCTTACATTCAAACATTGTATTTTAATGGTCTTACTAGAAGTGTAACAGTTCAAGCTCCTTGTTGCTCTTGTGGTGCAGATCCTTGTGCAGCAGCAGATGTTCCTACTCTTATTGATAAGTTTATAGCTAAACTTTCTCAAGGAGGCCCTGGTATCAATCCTGATAACCTTATCCTTAGCAACTTCTTCCAATTTCAACGTTTAGGTAATGATGCTAATGCTATCTTACGTATTACAGGTAAACCTTTAACTAAATATGGTCAACCTTGTGATGTAGCTGCTTTCCCTTTTGAATTCGATAGATTGTGGTTCCGTACATTTGTGTATTCTGGACCTGCTACTACTGCTGACTTTATTGTTGCCGATGCATGTAATATTGTAGCAACATCCACTGTTAGTCAACGTGCTGATTTTGCAAAAGGTAGTTCAGATGAAGTAGCTCAATTGGAAAAAGATTACTACTCGTATCAAGCTGCTTATCTTAAGCATTTGAATCGTATGGTAGGATATAATGAAAACTTTGAATCGTGGGTAACTTCTGGTACAACTTATGACTTATTGTTTATCCAATTCCGTGATTACGATTCTGCTATAAACTATAAGTGGGGTGATTATATTGAACTGGATAGTACTGTAATTATAGCTAGTCCTCAATCTTTAACTTCAGGTATTACTACTGTTCTTAATGCAGCTTTAGGTACACCTATTAATGATGGTTCTTGTATAACTATTACTTCGACTACCACGACTGTATGGCCTACAACTACTATGACTTCAACACTCGCTCCGTAGTAATTAGTTGATTATTAATAACTTACACAAAGGAAGGGATATAATTCCTTCCTTTTTTTCTTTAAACTAATTAATAAAAATGGCAACATTAAATCTAGATATATTAGTTATCAATACCTATAATAAGCTTACTTTAGGTATAGCTGATATTTCTACGTATCCAGATAGTCCTCCTACTACAAATCCTATTATTGCAATAACTATTCCTAACGGATTTGGTCAAGTTTCTTTACCTTTTACTCAAAATAATTTTAATGTATTCAACTCTCAATCCTTAGGATTAAGTGATCCTTCTTTACCTTTAACTCCTATTCCTGATGGAGTTTATACTTTGACTTATTCGGTAGATCCTTCATATCAAAATTTTGTAACTAAAAACTTCAATAGAACTGATATTTTACAAGAAAGATTCGATGAAGCTTTTATGAAATTAGATATGATGGAATGCGATAAAGCTGTTAAAACACAATCTAAAGAAGATTTGGATACTATATATTATCTTATACAAGGATGTATTGCAGCAGCAAATGAATGTGCTATTAAGGAAAGCAACACCTTATATAGAGAAGCTTGGAGACAATTAGATTATTTTATAAATAACAATTGTGGATGTACTGGAAATAATTATATAAATAACTTTAAAACCACCTTTTAATATGAATTGTTCAAAATGTGGAGCAAGTGCTTCTTGTTCTTGTCAATTGACAAATGGTATGTGTGCAGGATGTTATTCTGCATCATTGCAAGCAAATAATCCAAATATCCAAAATGCTCCAACCCAGACTAAATAATTGTATAGATTGTGCTTCTATTTCTTCATTGTTGTCAGAAATAGATTGTAAAATAAAGGAATTAGCACAAAATCAATACAATAATATAAAATTTGTTTTAAATAGAAAGGTTCCTCATAGTGTGTTTAAAGACCTTTTGAACTATAAGAGAATTTTAACTTATAAGAATATAAATCCCGAATATGCTAGTTTATACACAATTGATAGTATTGCTAGTAAAGTTAAACTATTAATCTATAAATAAAAATCATGTGCAGTAATTGTTACGATGGATGTACTCAAATAACATCTGATCAATGTGTTAGGTATACAGGAATTGATGTTCCTGTTTTAGGAATAAAGAATGGGGATACGTTATCCTATGTAGAACAAGCATTAGTAACATTCTTAGGATCTACATTAGACGGAATAGGTATTAAACCTACTATTCCTGATAATATCATATGTGATTTAGTTAGAGGGTATTTACCTACATGTACTGATCTTACAGTAGTGAACCTTATAGGAGCTTTAATACAATCCGCTTGTGATTTACAAACACAAATAGATACTCAAAAAGCTAGAATAGATACTATAGAGGCTAATTATACAATAGGATGTTTAACTGGAGTATCGACCAATAGTGGAACTCATGCTATTTTACAAGCTGTCATAACCAATTTATGTACTACTAATGATACTTTGGCTGCGCTAAGTCTTAATGTATCAACTAATTACGTTCAATTATCTCAATTAAATACTTTAATTGCCGCATATTTGGCTTCTGTAGCTCCATCTACGATGCAATATTTAAAGATGGTTCCTTATACAGTAGTTGAATACTATGGGACTTTAAGTAATTTTGATGCTACTGGAGCAGGATTAGGAGATTGGCAAAAAATTTATCTATGCAATGGTCTAAATGGAACCCCTGATAAGAGGGGTAGAGTTCCTGTAGGAGCCATACAAACTGTACCAGGAGGAGCGTTATCCGCAGCAGTAAATCCTGCATCTTCCCCATTTAACCCTAACTATGCCTTGGGGGATACTTCCTACGGAACAAATAGTGTAGTACTATCTACTACTCAATTACCTGCTCATAATCACCCCATAACAGATGTTTCTCATACTCACTTCACACTATACTATCCCGTAGATGGAGCTACTGGTAATACTGCTATTTCCTCATCTTATCCTTTTTCAGGTAATAAGGTAGGAGCAGGAGATTCCGATTACGGTGGAGTTAGTAATGTTACTGGACCCGCAGACAAAGGATTATCATCGTCCTCTTTAACAGGAAT